GATCTCCGGCATGATTCCTTTTTCGAGAATGCCGGAACGCCACGCGTCTTTTTTCGCCGCGTGGACCGCGACGCGGCCCCGAATGTTCGTCCGCCGCGGGCGGGTTTCGTAGTGTTTCAGCCCGGCGACGGTGGCGTATGCGTAAGGTTGATACACGGTGTACGCTTTCATGCTTTGTCCTCTCTTTCCTGATAGATTTTGCAAGCCGCCGTTTTCAGGGCTTCCGGCTCTTTCGTTTTCAGCGCCGAATACTTCCGTGAAAAGAACGCGTCGCATTGCGGCTGGTGCTTGCACGTATTACAAGTCCTTTTTCGGTTCCGCCGCGCCCGCTCGTATTCAACCCATGTTTCATACGGGACGCTTAACCAAAGCAGACGGAACAGGCCCGCCGCAAAAAGTCCCAGCAGGACGGCGACAACCGCCGCGCCCGCTATGATAACCGCTTTCACGTTGATTCCTCCTTTTTGCCGTTGTAGATGACCACCATTGACGGGAACGGGGCCGGGGCGTATGCGTTTCCCTCTTCATCGGTGAAGCGTAACCGCCCGCGGATAAATCGAATTTCCGCTTTCCCATATATGTAGTCGTGAAAATACGTCGTGTCCGTCCGGGCCGGAATCAGCAAAACAACGGTTGTCCCGCTCTGTGCTTCTTCGTAGGCTTTGCGAACCCATTTGCCGACTTCCCGCCCGTATGGAGGGTTGCAGAATACAGAACCCCCCCCGCAACATTCCACGGGCTTTTCAGCCCGTCCGTGTCCGGGGTGAAGTATGCGGGGCATTTTGCGCTTTTGTCTGTCGCCGCCGCGTCAAGCGTGAAATGAAATTCCCGGTTCAGTTCGTCGAAAAACGCTTGCGGTGTGCAATAGTCCATCTTCTTACTGCTGAAAAGCGCCGCATTCATACCCCAGCCCCCGTTCCGCTTGTACTGTTTTCGTCCTCCCGGATTCCGCGAATCGCGGCGGCTATGTCCCCGCGGCGCGCTCCGTCAATCTCCATGCGCCAGCGGTCGCCGATCTTGTATGCGCTGATCTTCCGGGCCGGGTGAACGGCCTTGATGATCTCCACCGCCGCTTGCCCGATTGCAAGAATCAGAATAACGGCCCCCAGCCATACCCAAAAGTCTGATAGAACGAATCTGATAATCTCCATGCTTATTTCCTCCTGTCCAGCCTGTCGGCTATGTTCAAAATGCCTGTCATTGCGTCCCGAATGTTGGTGTCGGTCCCCGCTGTGATCGAAAGAATCCGCGCTATGTCCCGCAATTCCTCCGCCGCGGTGACTTCCTCCGCCGACGCTCCCGCCGCTTTCATACATTCAGGGCAAAGCGTCAAGCCCTCCGCGGTCTGCTTCCCGCACCGTTCGCATTGTTGAAGCTTCACCGCCGCCGCCCCCTTTCTCTACACCGGGTAGCCGAATACAAAAGTCGTTCCAGTAATCAGCGCGCCGATCAGGAAAGCAAGCCATACGATCATAAGAACCGCAAGGACGTTTTCAGCCCAGCCCGCTATACGCAAGGCCCATTTTGCCGCCGTCAGCGGCTTTCCCTTTCTTGCTATGGCCTGTGCTTCGTCCGGGGTCGCCCGGTTCAGGTCATAGGCGTTTGCCTTAATTGCCGCCGTCACTTTCGGCGTGAAGTGCTTTCGCACGGTGAAGATGACCCAATAGACGGTTGTTATCAAGAATCCCGCATTCATTCCGCTTCCCCCGTTTCCCGCGCCCAATAGCACCCGGCGCAATCTTCAAGTTCCCCGGTATCAATGGGGCAAGGTTCGTTTTCTGCCCACTCCGGCTTCCCGCATTCGTACTTCATTTCAAGTCCTCCGTTTCAAAAAAGTTTCGTTTGGTCTGCGTAGTCCCATAGGCGAACTTGCGCCATTTCCGCCGCCAGCCGCTCCGACGCTTTCACGTAATAGTCGGGGTCAATCTCGAACCCGACGAACTCGAATCCCATTCGCCAGCACGCAATCAGGCTTGACGCGCTCCCGGCGTGTGTATCAAGAATCCGATCACCGGGGCTGGCGTAGTTCGACAAAAGCCATTCATACAGGCGGACGGGCTTTTGTGTCGGGTGTATCGTGTTTCCGTCCCTCTGCAATTCGGCCCGGTTGATGACGACAACCCGCGTCGGGCGGTCAAAAGACGTGTACGCAAGTTCGCAATCGCTCATTGAAAGCCCGTGTTGTCCCTTATCCCAAACCACCCAGCCCTTTGTGCCGCGGTTCAGCATGGGGACAAAGTAATTCCCGCCCCAAATTATTTGATTTACCGAAACGCGTTCCAGTTCGCGGAAGTATTCGGGCGGCGGCGTTTCCTTGTCCCAGCCCTTGCGGGCGTGAAACTTTCGGTTGTGCTTCGGGTTGTTGTGTACCCTCTGGCGCTGTCCGTCGTGTCCGATTCCGTAAGGCGGGTCGCATATAGCAAGCTGAAAATATTTGTCCGGGATTTCCTGCATTGCTTCCATGCAATCAGCGTTATAAAGGCGGTTCAGGTCAAACACGGGTTATTCCTCCGCCCGGCCCCGCAAGGCCAGCATTTTCTCCCGAACCAGTTTGTCAACCACCCGGCCCGGTGTTTTCTGCCCGCTGATCTGCATAAGCTTTTCAAGATTGAACGCCGTTTGCGGAGTGACCCGGACCGTCAATTTCCGCGTTTTCTGCTTCTTTGCCATTGCTCCCGCTCCTTTCGTGGATATAGTCGAGGAAGAGGACCGAACCGTTGAATCGCACCCGCCACGGTTCGAGGTCCGCCGCCGTCACGTACTTTCGCCCGAAATGCTCTTTCATGTCCCGCCATACGGCCCACGGCACGAAAAAGAACTTGTCGTTGATTCCGGCGCATACGGCGGCAACCGCTCCCCACCGGGCGTGCTTCTCCAGCGCGTCCTGCTGTTCCTGCGTCAGAACGTCCCGCTTCATGCGGTCGGTGCTGGTGTACTTCGCTTCAAAGACGATTGACCGCCCGCCCGCAAGGGTTCCTTGAAAGTCCGGCTGGGCGCGGGCCGTGAACCGTCCCTTGAAAATCCCGTCGCGCAACTTCTCCAGCACCCTGAACGGTTCCGGGGTTTTATCGACTTCCGCCCGCTCCCGCATGGAATACAGGGCGCACGCGGCTTTTATGTAGTCCTCGAAAAAATGCCCCTGCGCGTTATTGACTTTGTTTTGATACTGCTGGCGGGCGCGCCGCTGGTCGATCTGCATTGTTCTTCCTCCGATTTTCCCGAACCCGTGCGTCATGCTCCCGGCACGGGAACGGCTCTGATCTGTAACACTCTTCGCAACATTCGTCGCACGTGACTTCACCCCGGCGGGTGTAGTACGGACAAGGGTGGACCCGCTCGACGGGCTTTCCGCATACGGCGCACTTCATGTTCTGGCCCCGCTTTCAAGCATTTTGCGGCGGGTGTGTTCGTCCATTCCCGCCATCATCATGGAAATTCGCCGTGCTTCTTCAATGTCAGGTTCCGGCGCTTCCGGCAATTCGTCTATTGTATTCGCCGGGAATATGCCGTTCTTGTGCAGGAACGCCGAATAGAACCGTTCAAGTTCCTGTTGCAATGCGGCGTTGTAAAATTCAAAACTGATTTCGATTTCCAGCCGCTCCGCCGCGGTGCATTCAATCCCGATCTGCTTTCTTGTCCGGCCTGTATATCTCCCCACGCACCCGTAAGGAATGCGCCCGGTTACTGTGTAAATAACCTGATTCAAAAGCTTTCGTTCAAGCGGCGTTTTGAACCTGAACCACGCGATTTCCCGGCGTTCCTCTGCAATTTCCGCTTCCGAAATGCCGTATTGCTTCATAAGGCGGTCAAGCAGGGCGGCGGCGGAATCCTTTTCGCCGTCAACGCCGCGTTCCGCCAAAGCTTGAACCCGTTTGACTTTCTCTAAAAGCCGTTCCCGCTCCGTCATGCCTTTTCCCTCCGCTGTTCTTCCTGCGTCGCCCACATATCCGCGGTATGCAGGGCAAGCACAAGAGGGAAGAGGGACAACGCCGCCGAAAGCGTCCGGCTTCCGCCGCGGGCCGCGTCGTCATACGCTCCCATGTGCCAGCGGATTGCAAGGGCTTCTTCGTCGGTCAGATACATAAACCGGGAAATCTGATAAACCGACTTTTCCCCATGCCCGAACGGGAATCGGTCGTTCACGCGATACCCGCCGCCGTCGGTCTGTTCGTAATATTCGGCCTTGCATACGTCGTGAAGCAGGGCGCAAATTGCGCGGCTTTCGGCGCTTGTTCCCGCGGCATAGGGGCTTGAAATCAGGAAGTCATAAACCCGCAAGCTGTGTTCGACAAGCCCGCCGGGGTATGCGCCGTGGTATTTCGTGCTTGCCGGGGCGGTGAAAAAGCCCGCATTTTCAAGCCATTCCAGCAAGTCGTCCGCGCCGGGGCGGTTGACCTGATCTTGAAAAATCGCCTTGAATCTCTCTTCGTTTGTCATGTCTGTAACCTCCGTTTCATAACTCTACAATGCCGCCGATTCGGTCAACGTCGGCCCGTGTGACGGTCCGGCGTTTCAGAATGGACGTTATCACGTCCCCGAACCGCTCCCACCGTCCCGACGTAAGCGTGAAATACCGCAATTCCGGGTTAAGCCGCGCCCGTATCTGTAATTGCTGAACCACGGCCCCGGTGATCTCCGTGTTGATCTTGTAAACCGCTATGCGCCCGGTGTCCTTGTCAACCTCCCGGCACACGGCAACCAGCTTCATTGGCTGGGCTTCCGCCGCGGTTTCTTCCTGTTTCGGGTTCCTGCAATCGCACTTTTCGTTTGCGTCAAGGTGTGCGCCGCAATGTTCGCATACCCTGTAAGGCGTTCCCATGATGACCACCCCTTTCTATTCCAGCTTTCTCAATTTCAGATAGATTGACCACCCCGTGAAGTCGTTGTGTTCGTATGTAACGCCGTACACGTTGTCGGTCAGGGTCCAGCCGGGGTATTTCCGTTCCCAAAACTCCCGGCCCGGCTGTTCCTTTGCTATCCTCTCGATCTGCCTATGATTCCAGCGCCCGTCATTCGTGCGGCTTGTCGGTCGCTCCAAATTGTGGGACGATGACCACCGCTTTTTCCCGGCGGCTTGCTTCACAAGGTAGGTACAAAGGGCCGAAATCCCGTTTTCGTCGGATTGTAGGCGGTCGGCGTTGCAAAACCCGATTCGGTCGCCTTTCTTTTGTCCTTTCCGCTTCCGCTTGCGCCACAACTCTTCCACGGTGTCACGGTCAAGCCCTCCGTTCATAATGATGTGATGATGAATGCGGACGGGCTTTTTTCCGTCCTTGCCTGTGCTGTATGCCGTCACAAGCATATATTTTAGGGGCGGCAACCCCTCTTTCTCCCGGCGATACTGGACCCGGCGCAAGTAGTTTGTAGCTTCCTTTTCCGCTTCCTCTATGGTCGCCGGAAGATACCTTGCGGAATATGTCGCCGACACGTGCAACGCGTCCGGGTCGCTCCCGAAATTCAAGTTCGCTGTCTGTGTGAAATACCGCCGGGCGTTCTTGTCGTTCAGGTTCTTTTGTTTCGGTTCGGATTCCTTGACCTTTTTTGAACGCTTGCCCCTGCCGGAAGCTTTCTTTTGCGCGTCGGTGTAGGAATATATATCAACCTCCCTGTAATGGTCCCCGCAATATATCTTCTTTTCCCGCATGAAACTTCGCACCATGCTTCACCCTCTTTCTGTCGATGATGAAGCGGGCTGTTCTGTTTCCGGCCTTGTGCTTGCCGATCACTTGCAAGGGGGAAGAGGGTTCACGCACGCGCCCCCTCCCTCTTCCCCCTTGCAAACCCCCATCACCCTCGGCGGCGCATGGAGAAAAAAGGGAAGAGGGGAAAAGGGCGTGAAACCCCTGTAAAATCCCCCGGTTTCCTGTGTGTGCGTGGACAAGGCTTCGCCGGAACGTTAATACCCATTACAAGCCCGCCACGCCGCTTGAAAACGGCGCTTTTACTTGACTTTTCCGCCGCTTTGTGTTATACTCACGTTAGGTTGATACGTGATGTATTTTCATCGGCGGAAACCGCTTCGCGCTTGTTCTTCCAAAGCAAGCGCGGGGCGGTTTTCTTTATGCTGTTTTCCGTGCGGCGGGGAGGGGTCAACCCTCCGCCGCCCTCTTTGCTTCCTCTTCCTGCATGATCTCTTCCGCGTCCTGCTTCGACTTGAAGAGGGACGACACAACCGCCGCCAGCACGTCGCCCCAAAGGGACACGGCATAGTCGCCCAGCGTTTCCATGACGGCTTCCGCGGCTTCCTCAACCGCCGCGGCCCGGCGCTCCGCCTGATCGTCTGCGTTCTCTTCGCCCGGAACAGATACCAAGATGTCAGATTTCATATTGCAAAGCGGGCGCACGCCGCGGCGCCGTAGTACGCGCCGTCGTTGTCCAGCGCGCCGGAGGAATTGACGCGGCGGACGCGGCACGAGTATTCAGGGTCGCACGTCCACGGGGTCAGGGTCCACCACCAGCACCCGATTTTCGGAATCAGGGCGCGGAACTTGCGGTACAGGCCGTCGGAAATCAAGGCGATTTTGTCCGTCGCGGTCCCGTAGTCGGTCATGCCGTCGTCGGCGGTCAAGTCGGTTTCGAGGTCGAGGAACGCCGCCCGGTCTGCGCCCTCTGCAATCAGCGCGTCAAGGAACGGGCCGTTCAGTTCCCGGCGCAAGGACGACTTGCGCCAATCGTTGCAATTCTCTTCGTCGAAAGCCCGTTCAAAGACGGGTTCGGCGGTAAGGACAAGCGCGCCGCCGTCGGTGTTGTCCAGCTTGACCCATTCCACCCCGGCATAGGTGAAGCGCGCACCGCATTTCAGTTCAGCAAGTTTTTTCATGGTCTTTTCCTCCTTGATGTTTTTTCATATCGGCGACAATATCGCCGACGGCTTGCGAAATGATGTAGTAAAATGCCGGGAGAAACAAGGCGAACACTTCGCCGCCCACCGCGTTGTACCCGCGTTCCGCATAGGCAACCGCCGCGCCCGCTCGAAAAAGCATGATTCCGGCGACGGTCAGCGACGCATAAAGGGCGATTGTTGCCCGGCTTACCTTTGCCCGGCGGCTTGTCCTCCGCCGCGTCCGGGCCTGTCCCGCTCCACGGCGGGCCGTTTTAATCTCTGTCATGTTGCTTCCTCCCATGCGCTGAAATGCGCGATTCTCTCTATGTCAACCGGGTTTATGGCCTTGTCGTCAATGTAAAGGTCTGCATATACCTTTCGCCCGTCGGACGGTTTCAGGCCGATTGTTGCGGCGTATGGGTTCCACGGGTTTTCATTGACCGCGTGAATCGGTATTTTCTGCGCTTTGCAGAACGCCACCGCTTCGTCAAGCAGTTTCCGGGTTCCGTTTTCCCGGCTTGTGTAAAGAATGATCTTTGAACCCTCCGCCGCCAGCTTCCGAACGTAGCCGATGACAACGGGGTTCGGCTCCCCAATTTCCGGGAAAGCGTTGGTGCAAAGTGTCCCGTCGAAATCGACGGCGACAAATTCATATTTCGGCATTGCCTGTCCCCCTTTCGGTTTTGTCGGGGTCGGCGCTCCCTTTCCGGGAAATCTCATATTCCGCCCCGTAACGGCGGCGTTTGCACCGCCAGCACGTGATCTTCATATTTCGCCCGCCGCCGACGCGCTTTATATCGTGCTTTCCGGCCTTTTGCAGTTCGAGGAAGCAGGGCAAACAGAATTGACGTTTCATGTTGTCACCCCCTCCCATGCCGCCGGAAGTCCCCGGCATTCGGGCAAGTTTTCCAATGCGGCACAAATGCAACGGGAAGTTCGCGGCTTTCCTCTTCCGGGCGGGCGCGCCGCCCGACGATCACCGCGCCGTCGTCCGTTACGAAACGGTCGCGCCCGTCGCCCTCAATCACGAAAACGGGTTCAGGGTCAACGGGCATATTCCGTCCCGCCGTGGTCTTTATCCACTCAATTTGAGAACCGCACCCCCGGCAAAGGCTCATACGGCGCACCCCCTTTCGGCATAGGCTTTCGCGGTGATCTCCAGCATTCCGCGAATGAAAAGGTATGTCGCCCGCTCCGTCGGGGCCTGTTCCTCCCATGCCTTGACCTCTTCCGGCTTCAACTTCCGGGCGGTCATGGAACGAACCCCGCACCAATAGTCGCTTGCTTTGATTCCGTATTCCCGGCAATATATCCGCTTCGCCTGATCGCCGGACACGGCCCAAACGTGAAGCTTGCGCCCGCCGGGGCTTTCCACAAGATAAAGATTTTTCGGCTTGTCCATCATTGCACCGCCTTTTCTGCTTCGTATGGGCTTTCAAGGGTCCATTCCCACGTTTCCGCGCTCTTCCAGTCTTTTGTAAAGCTGTTCCGCTCTCCGTCCCCTGTAAAGAAGAGGTATTCCGGCGGAATCACCCGGCCCACGTTTTCTTTTCCCTCTTTTTCTGCGTTGTGCCGGGTCAGCACGTCCGCCGCCAGCGATTTCAGTTCTTCCGTTACCGGGTTATCTTCCGAATATCCGGCGAATTGCGCCGGGGCTTCTATGACCTCCAGCACCGTGTCAGGGAAGCGCGGGTTGTCAACCCGGTTCAGGACCACCCATACGCAAGCCGCCTGTTCCGTTTTTGACGTTACGCCGCGGGCTTCTCCGTAAAGCATTTTTGCGAGGGCTTCAACCTCCGCCGCGGGCGGTATGTATTCATCTTCCGCCGCTTCCGCTGGGGTCCTTTCCGGCATTCTCTCTACTGCAACCGCCGGGCGTTGTCCTCTTGTCCATTCCACCGCGGCTGGTTCCGGCTCCGCCTTGTCGCACGCCGTCGGAGAAATAAGCGTCATTCCGACAAGCAGGGCAATGGCCACCCGCGTCATCTTCCGTAAAATCACGGTTCCGATCTGCG